GAAACAGGCATTGCTTGTCGATTAAACTACAACCTATCTACTTGTAAATTCAATGAAACTACAGCTCCAGCAGAGTTCGATGCAACAACAGACTTCTAAGCAAGCATGGGATAGAGCATTTAACTACATTGCTGCTCTAAAGCGTCCTAATCCTCCTACTGAGGAGGCAGTAAGACGTGCTAAGTTTGTTGATAAAACATACCAATGGCACGGACGTTGAATGCTACTCTTTGATTTAGAAACAGACGGACTATTAAATGATGCTACCAAAATCCACTGTCTTTGCATCTACGACACCGACACTGAAAAAACAATGGTCTTTAATGATCAATCGTTTACGTCAGCTACGGAAAGATCAGCAACGGAGCCTATCGTCCGCGGTATCCAATACCTCGAAGACGCTGATTGTATTGTCGGTCATAACATTATTAATTATGACCTTAGCATTATCAACAAGTTTTATCCATGGTTTAGACGTGTTGGTGATTGCTTGGACACTCTTTTGCTTAGCCGTCTTTATCACCCGAACTTAATAGAGATTGACAAACAAAAGACTTGGCCTGGTATGCCACTTAAACTTTACGGGTCACATTCACTAGCTGCTTGGGGTTATCGCCTTGACGAAGCTAAAGGTGATTACTGTAAAGATACCGATTGGAAAGAGTGGTCACCAGAAATGGAAGACTACATGATACAAGACGTTACTGTGACTAAAAAACTTTGGAAACACTTCCAACCATACCTGAATGGATTACGCTAGAACATGAAGCAGCCGAAATCCTCACAACTCAAGAACTACATGGATGGTATTTTGATGAACGCGCTGCACAGCAACTTACATCGACTCTCAGACAAGAGCTTCGAGAAACTTATCAACTACTACGCGACAGGCACCCTTTCGTTGCCGGACCAGTATTTGTGCCTAAACGAGATAATCGGACCCAAGGCTATGTCAAAGACGCTCCACTTACACGCCTTAAAGAATTAAATCCTACATCACGAGAGCATCAAGCATGGATATTTACGACCTTTTATGGATGGAAACCGACCCAGATGACAGCAACTGGGAAGCCTATTATAGACGAACCGATCCTGAAGGAGATTGGGTCAGAAGTTTCTATGATGTTCCTGAGATGTTTGACGGTTCAGAAAATGCTTGGTCTCCTCTCTCAAGGCACGAACGCTTGGCTGAAGCTATGTACGAGTGCTAGTAGGATACATCATCATTGTTCTGTTGCTACTTCAACTTTTAGATGTGCCCACCGAAACCCCAACCTTGCTCAAGTACCAAGTGACTCAAGATTTAGAGAACTTTTCTTACCATCTCCAGGTCAAGTCATGGTCGCTGCTGATTTGTCTGGGATTGAGTTACGTATGTTGTCTCATTTCCTTGCCAGATATGATGGTGGACGGTATGCAGACATCTTACTCAACGGAGATATACACCAAGTAAATGCTGACAAGATAGGAATATCTAGAAAGCTAGTAAAGACTGTAACTTATGCATTCCTGTATGGTGCAGGTGACGAAAAAATTGGACACAGTTATGACAAACTTCTTTCATCCACACAAGCCAAGAAAAAAGGTAAGGAAATCAGAGAAGCATATATTAATGCAATTGATGGACTCGATAAACTCTTGGAGGCTATTAAGAAAGCTTCAGAACGAGGATTTATCAAAGCTATCGATGGCAGAAAAATTATGGTGGATAGCCCGCATAAAGCGTTAAACTACTGCCTTCAAGGTAACTCCGCTATCCTAGCAAAACGTTGGATGGTCATCAATCAACAAAACATCAAAGAATTAAATTTATGTTGTTCACAACTAGCTTTTATACATGACGAATTGCAATTCGAGTGTTCCCCTGAACAGGCAGCTGACTTATCAACATCCTTGGTATTTAGCAGTCTCTCAGCTGGAGAATATTACAAACTCAGAATCAGAATCGACGCAGAAGCAAAAACCGGAAAAAACTGGAGTGAAACCCACTAATGAGAAGTAAATCAATGATGGGAGTACAAACCGTAGTCCCGTTTACATCAAAGAAAACCCGTCAAGGTAACGGCTTGCATAGTAAGCCACGTAAAGGAAAAAAGAAATATAGAGGCCAAGGTAAATGAAGTTATTTGTTGACGCAGATTACATTGTTTATAAGGCATGTGCCAGTGCAGAGTCAGAAGTTGACTTTGGTGATGATGTTATTCTAGTTGTCAGCAAATTCAGTGAAGCATACACAGCAGTTAAACGTGAACTAAATAAAATTAAAAATCAGTTCATGTGGGATGTACCTGAAGTTGTCTTATTCTTTAGTGATAGTACTAACTTTCGCAAGGAGATTATGCCTGCTTACAAAGGACATCGTAATCGTAAGAAACCTTGTGGATACAAACGTGTTATCAATGCTCTCAAAGATGAGTACGAAGTAGTAATACTACCGACTCTTGAAGCTGATGACAGTATGGGTATCTACGCTACTAAATATCCTGGTAACATTATCGTTAGTCCCGACAAGGACATGCGACAGATACCTGGAACGCTCTACACCATGGATGAAACCGTGAATGTGGAGGAAGCAGAGGGACAACGCTGGCACCTCATACAGACGCTTGCAGGTGACCAGACAGATGGTTACAGCGGTGTACCTGGTATTGGAATCAAACGAGCAGTTGCTTTATTTGAAGACAAAGGCTACACTTGGAAAACAGTTGTGGATGCATTTGCCGAGAAGGATCTTGGTGAAGACATAGCACTACAAAACGCAAGACTTGCAAAGATCCTTACTAACGATGATTATGACTGGAGAGCAAAACAGCCCATCCTTTTTACCCCCTCCTCCGATTATAAAGTTGACAGTGGAGCAGGAGTTCAAAATAAGAAGGCTTGAAGACTTACTACCGAAAGCTGATAAATCAGATATCATTACTTTATTCATGGCACTGCAACGTCAAAACTTTGCCTTAGCTAACACTGTATCTAATCTAGTTAAACAATGGCCAAATCACCTGACTACTACACAAGAGGTTCCATCGAGTGCTGGGACTTCATCAGAGACCAGCAACTAAACTACCATCTTGGTTGTGCAATCAAATACATCTGCAGAGCTGGTCATAAATACAGCAAGGTAAGGAAATCAGAGCGGCATATATTGACGCGATTTTGGGACTCGATAAACTTTTGGAGGCGATCAAGCCAGCTTCAGAGAGAGGAATTATCAAAGCTATCGATGAAAGCAGATGACTTAAAGAAAGCAATCCACTACCTTGAAAATGAACTTAAAAACACACCGCACGACTCTATTGAATCAAGCAAAAGAGTTCCGGGACGCTTACAATCTGCCAGTATCTGGGAAGAGTGGAAAGAGTGGGAGGCAGACCCAGAAATGTTTGATCGATGAAGAATGGTCAGAGTTTCACGAAGCCTTTCATTTTAAAGATGAACACGAACAACTAAAAGAGCTTTGCGATCTTGTCTATGTTTGTTATCAGTTTGCTGCTAATGAAGGCTGGGATCTAGATGAAGCTATGGATCGTGTTCATAAATCAAACATGTCCAAACTAGATGAGAATGGACAACCTATTTACCGTGAAGACGGTAAGGTCTTAAAAGGACCAAACTACAAACCTCCAAACCTAACTGATCTACTCAATGACTAATCTAATCTCCCGTACAGGACGGGTACAATCATGGATTGATGATCCTACACATCGCCTACCAGTCAGCTGCACAGTATTTGTAGTTGAAAATGAAATGGAAGGTTCAAACGGTATCGAAGCAAGCTGGAGGTTTGCCTCACATGCTCTTAGGTATGGTGCAGGTTGTGCTATTCATCTTTCTAAACTTGATCCTAAAGGTTACACAAGAGAGTCAGGAGTTACTGCTTCTGGTCCTGTAAGTTTTGGTAAAATTTATTCATCATTAAATGAAATACTTAGACGTGGTGGGATCTACAAAAACGGCGCCATTGTTCTTCACCTTGACCTATCCCATCCTGATGCTAGGGAGTTTATCATTGCTAATAGATCCGAACTACCTTGGGTTAAACGATGTATCAACATCACTGAAGAGTGGTGGCAGGATTGTACGTTCAAGGAAGAGCTACTACATGGAATCAAATCAGGTGACATCTGGCTAAACAAAGTAAAATATGACAATGAAGGAAATCGCATCAGAGGTAACGTCTGTCTCGAAGTATACCTGCCATCACGAGGTACCTGTCTACTACAGCATATCAATCTTGGAGCCTGTGAGTTCGACGACATCCCACGAGCATTTGTTGAAGGTATGTCCGAATTGTGCAGCCTACATAGTAGGACAGCTGTCGGAGATTCTGGAGAATACCTCCCGCCTGAAATTGATAGACAGGTGGGACTCGGCTTGCTTGGCCTCGCAAATCTCCTACGGAGGTACGGAGTAACTTACGATCAATTTGGTCGTGCATTACAACAATACAACAACAACGAAATTATCCGCTCGGCTGCTTATGAACTTGTCTCTCAAATTGCTTCAGGAGTTAACCAAGCAGCCGCAATCGCTCGCGAGCATAATATGGTTCGAGCCTTTGCTATCGCTCCAACCGCCAGCTGCAGTTATCGAAGCGTGGATCTGGATGGCTATACTTGCACACCAGAAATCGCTCCACCTATCTCGCAGACAGTTGATCGCGACTCAGGTACTTTCGGAGTACAAACTTACAACTATGGTGACGTAGAGATCGCCTCTAAGGTGGGCTGGGAGGCTTACAAACGTGTTGCTGATGGCATCATGACTCTACTAGATAGCACAGGGCTTCTTCACGGTTATAGCTTCAATTCATGGAGTGATACAGTAACCTACGACAATGCGTTCGTGGAAGAGTGGCTTCGGTCCCCGCAAACATCTCTTTATTACTCACTACAAGTAATGGGAGATACTCAAGATAAATCAGACGCATATGCTGCACTAGATGCAGAAGATGTAGAAAATTATTTAGAGGACATTTTAAATGAAGAAATTACCTGTGATTGTCAAGAGTAATGAACCCTTACGAGAAACTACTAAACAGAAAAAGAAAATGGACACCAGTCCAGACAACTGCCGGATCATGCAAGGCAGGGGCGGAAGAGACGGTTCACCGTGCTCTTGCGTTGCGACATATGGAACTACCTGTGGGAGATTTTATCCGTGATGGATTGGCTACCGACGTACCAAAACTATCGAGGAAGTTATTGGAATCAAATGTCACCGACGAGGAAAATCACGACCTGGCACTTGGTTACATTGCCAATGCTTACGGTGTTGACGAAAAAGCTGAATCGGAAGCTCTCCGGCTCAGGGAAGCTTGGACTACGCATCCTGATCATACAATCCTCAAAGCGATGGTTGCCGAGCGTGCAATTTTCTTCGTTCTTCTACCATTCTTCCGCTTTAATGGTGACGCTGGAATGCGAACAGTCAGTGCGGATATAAGTAGAGATGAACAAATTCACGTTGCTGCCAATAGCCTTGTTTGTCGGGAGCTGGGGCTTACTGTCAGTCCTTCTCTTGATAAACTCCGCAAGGCAACTATCAATTGGGTAATGCAACCTTTGGGTAGTAATACCGATAAATATTTGGACAAAAAATTTTGGCTGGATTCTAGTGATCGTTTAATGTATGAAGGTAAAGCACCTGAGCTTTCTGATACTAAAGCTGCTAGAATGCCTGCATTCTTTGAACATAGTAATGTAAACCTTCCACAATATGCCTGACTTAAATTTACTTGATGTTCGTGGCATGACAGCTAATGCTATGTTGTCTAAGTTAAATGAATCCTTCCCACCAGTAAACCCTAACCCTGAAGATACAATGGAAAAAATTATGTATAGGTCTGGTCAACGTAGTGTCGTTGAGTGGGTCATTCAATATATGGATGAGAATTAATGGCTGGAGTAAGTACTCAATATTATAATCCCGCACTTGCTACAAGTGAAGAAAAAGGTCTTAGTCAATTTGGCGATGCAGATCTTGCTGCTAATAGATCGGCTGGTTTTTCAGATCAAGAGATTCTAGAATTTTTGGATGCTAATCCAACAACCTTAAATCCACAACAACAACCTGGTGTACCTGGTGGTATTTATGAACAGGTTTCTGCGGGTGCACAGCTAGAAAGCCAAAGGGCAGCTGAAGAAGCTCAAAGGCAACAAGAATTAGATAGGATAGCTGCTGAGTCTAAAGCTGAACAAGAACGATTAGCTAGAGAACAAGAGGAACGTTTGAAACAATTAGAAATTGCTAGTAGGACTGCACAACAAAATCAACTTGCTGGTAGTAGAACAGCTGAATTGCAACTTCAAAGTGTTTCTAATTTACCTGGTTCACAAGGTGGTACAAGTGCATTTAAACGTAGACCTTTACAAATTAAACCCCAAGTTTCAACAGGATTGTCACCAACAGTAGCTGCTACTTCTAGTTTAGGTATTAATGTATAATGACTGCTCAATCACGTTATGAGAGATTGTCTTCGGACCGCTCCCAGTTTCTAAATACTGCTAGACAAGCAGCAGATCTAACTCTTCCTTATCTAATCCGTGGAGAAGAAACATATCACAAAGGTGCACGTAATCTCATTACACCGTGGCAAAGTGTAGGAGCTAAAGGTGTGGTGACGCTTGCAAGTAAACTAATGCTTGCTTTACTACCACCACAAACCAGCTTCTTTAAGCTACAGGTTAATGATATTAATATTCCCGGAGAACTAGGACCAGAAATTAGATCAGAACTTGACTTGTCGTTTGCTAAAGTTGAACGAACTATCATGGAATCCATTGCGGCTTCTACAGATCGTGTTGTTGTTCATCAAGCACTAAAGCATTTAGTCGTTGCTGGTAATGCTCTTATCTATATGGGAAAGGATGGTCTTAAACTATATCCTTTGAACCGTTATGTTGTAGATAGAGATGGTAGTGGTAATGTTATTGAAATTGTAACAAAAGAAACAATCTCTAAAAAATTACTCAAAAAAAATTATCCATCATTTGACTCAAAAAACAACTGGGAAAATGTAGATGACAATTCAACTGATGAATGTGACATTTATACTCACGTAATTCTAGACAACAACAGATGGGTTTGGCATCAAGAAGTTTATAATGAGATCCTTCCTAAATCAATGGGTAAAGCACCTATTGACTCTAACCCTTGGCTTGCACTTAGGTTTAACCATGTTGATGGTGAAGCATATGGACGCGGACGTGTCGAAGAATTCATGGGTGATTTAAAGTCACTTGAAGCTCTGTCACAAGCTCTTGTAGAAGGTAGTGCAGCTGCTGCTAAGGTAGTGTTTACCGTTTCACCCTCCAGTACAACCAAGCCTCAGACACTTGCACAAGCAGGTAATGGTGCAATCATTCAGGGTAGACCTGATGATATTGGTGTAATACAAGTTGGTAAAACGGCTGACTTTCAAACTGCTTATCAAATGGTAGGAGGTTTATCACAACGAATTAGTGATGCATTCCTTATTCTTAATGTAAGGAATAGTGAGCGTACTACTGCTGAAGAAGTACGGATGACACAGCTAGAACTAGAACAACAATTAGGTGGACTATTTAGTTTACTTACTGTTGAATTTCTTGTACCTTATTTGAATCGTAAATTGTCTGTTGCACAAAAGACAGGTGAGATTCCACGTCTACCTAAAGGTGACATTGTTAAGCCTACTATTGTAGCTGGTATTAATGCACTTGGTCGTGGTCAAGATCGTGAAAGCCTTTCACAGTTCCTTACTGTTATTGCGCAAACAATGGGACCACAAGCTATTCAAGAATACATTAATCCTGAAGAAGTTGTCAAACGTTTGGCTGCATCATCAGGTATTGATGTATTGAATCTTGTTAAGAGTATGCAAGAGATTCAGCAAGAACAACAAGCTGCTGCTCAACAACAGCAACAAATGATGATGGCTCAACAAGCTGGTCAACTAGCTTCAGTAGAGCAAAAACGCGAACAAGCATCAGCTGAAATGATGCAACAAGAACAACAACCACCACAACAATAATATGGCAGAAGTCCTTTCAATGAATGAAACACCTGCTGATCAGCCTTCTTTGAATTCTGATGAGCAAGACTCTCTAGCTGTTGCCGAGTCTTTGGAAGGGGAACAACAACAGCTATTAGCAGGTAAGTTTGAAAACCCAAAAGCACTAGAACAAGCTTACCTTGAACTACAAAGTAAACTAGGACAACCAAGAAATGAGCCCGAAACCAGTGAAGAAGGGGAACAAGAAGAAGCCCCCGAAGAAGTACTAGAAAACCAAGAAGAGCAAGAAGAATCTAGCAAAGAAGTTCTTTCTGAACAACAAGCTGAGCAATTGTTTAAAATGGTTGGCGGTCAACAAGCTTATAAAACAATGGTTAATTGGGCTGGAGAATCTCTTTCTAAAGAAGAGGTTAAAATGTATGATTCTGTTATGGCAGATGGTAATCCCAATTCAATCTTTTTTGCAGTACAAGCATTGTATGGTAAATATACTGATGCTGTAGGTAAAGAAGGTCAACTGTTGACAGGTAAAGGTTCTAATCAAAAAGAAGATTCATTCCGTAGTCAACAAGAACTTGTACAAGCTATGAATGATCCACGTTATGATCGTGATCCAGCTTTTCGAGCTGACATTATGCGTAAACTAGAAAACTCTGACATCGCATTCTAATGACTGTTACCACCAACGAACACGGACAACAAAACCTTTTTGCTAAAGAACCCACCATGTACACTGACAAAGACTACACTG